CCTTGACAACCACCCCCAGAAATGCTATATTGTATGTATAGAACGGAGAGAATCTAAATGGGCAACTACAACGGAACGGTCACCTGTGGCCACTGCTACCAACAAGGCCACAACAAACGGTCTTGTCCACGATGGACCGAGCGTATGCAACGCGCCTATCAAGAGGCGAAAGATGAGGGCAACGCGTCTCACATCGAATACTATGCGGCACAAGTGGCCAAGCGCACCGGGATCAACCCCGAGACTGGCGAGAAGCGCAAGCGGCGCAACGAAAGCTACGGGCGCAAGTGTTCCTATTGCCGAGAGGGTGGACATTCGCGGAGAACATGCAGTAGCATTAAAGACGACCACCGCAACTATCGGCGTATGGCGTCAGTGGTCCGCAAGGATATGCTGGCTCGCATGCAGGAGCATGGTTTCGGTATCGGCTCACTTGTGACCCTTACAGGCAACCAGTGGAACGAGGAAGCAGGTGAGTATCAAGATGCAACGTCGGCCTATCTTGTGACAAAGATCAAGTGGGAGAACATTGGTCCCCACAACCAGACTGGTGATAACTGTGTCAAGGTGATCTCGGTCAAGGATCCGAGCAATCAGCGATGGCTGGGTATGCCGGATTCGGTCAGTGGTAGCGCAGACAGCCGCTACAGCCTCGCCCCCGACCTTGTTGGGGCTACGCCCCCGGAAAAGATTAACCCTCCGTCAGCGTGGACAGCAGGAGCCCGAGCAGAAGAAAACGCGGGCTGCTTTGAGAAGGGCCAATCGCGTGACAGCTATTGGTTCCGGCAATATGGAGCCGCGTTGCTTGACCGCTGGGCGGGCATCGAGTCAACCGAGTAGTTGACATTCCCTTTACAACTTGGGGGTAGACAACCCCCATTATCTATGGTATAATGCTTGCATACGATGGAGAAAGCAGTGAGCCCCTGGATGACCGAGAGACTAAACACCTTGAAAACAGAGAACCAGCCCGAGCGCACCGCGCTCCGCATCCCCGCACCGCGACCGGCACCGGCTCGACGCCCCGAGCGTCGGCCCCAACCCACACGCGGCGTCATTATCGTTGACTTGACAATCAGTTAACAACTTCCTTGTTGACAAACCTATATACCCATGCTATATTAGTAGGGTAAGAAACAAAGAACCCCGAACCCGGAACCAAACAAATGTCAGTAGACTTCAAAACCTTTCAAGCTGTAGTAGCTCATATCCTCGATTACAAGTTTCCCGTGCTGGTGCGCGGTCGGCACGGTGTCGGCAAATCCGAGGTAGTGTATCAGCTTGCTGCTGACCGCAACCTTCCCGTAGTGGAGCGGCGTGCGTCCCAAATGACCGAAGGCGACCTGCTGGGTCTGCCCGACACCTGCGACACTGCTATCAGCGGGCGCAAGGCTACCACCTGGAACGCTCCAGATTGGCTTGTGACCGCTTGTGAGCAACCCGTAGTGCTTTTCCTCGATGAAGTGGACAGGGCAACGATGGAGGTCCGTCAGGGGCTCTTTGAGTTGACTGATAGCCGCAAGATCAACGGCTGGAAGCTGCACCCCGAAACCCTCATTGTCGCCGCCGTCAACGGTGGCGAGCATGGCGCACAATATCAGGTAGGTGAAATGGACCCTGCCGAGTTGGATCGCTGGACCGTGTTCGACGTTGAGCCCTCCGTAGAAGATTGGCTCGCATGGGCTAAGGATAATGTTGATGAAGTCTTGTGGGACTTTGTGAATCACAACCGTCAGCACCTTGAGCATCAAGGCGAGCACGAGCCTAACAAGGTGTACCCGTCCCGTCGTAGCTGGAAGCGGTTTAATGATACTGCTGTCCCCACCGAGGCATTCACCGAGAGTGGACAGAACGGTGAGTTGCTGTATCAGCTTGCGACCGCATTCGTCGGCTTTGAAGCTGCTGTAGCACTTAAGGACTTCGTTGAGAAGTACGAGTGGCAAGTAACGGTAGAGGATCTGCTGGACAACGGACAGATCGAGCGCACCGCAAAGTGGGGCATTAATGACCATGCCGCGATGATCGAGAAGCTGGACGCCTCCGGTGTCCTGGCTGAAACGCTTAACGAGACGCAGGTTAGTAACCTTGCCACCTATTTTGTGTCACTTCCCTCGGAAGTTGCCATGAAGTTGTGGACCGTCCTGGGAGACACCGATAACATTGAGAATGTCGTTGCACTCCACAAGGCAGAATCGGCCACTGGCCAGAAGGTTAGTGAACACCTCGTTGATATCCTGGGAGGCTCGCAGTAAAATGCGGCTCCTGAAGGTGGGCGACCTATTGATCAGGGAGCGCGATGAGCGCCCCTGTATCGTCTTGGAGGTCCAAGAGAGTACGAAACCCCAATGGGGCACCCTGGACGCCAGCAGACGGCGATACAGGCTCTTTGAGAGCCATTCTGGAGTGTCCCGCTGGGTAGTCGATACCGAGGTTGCCGTCAAATACACCCTAACAACCGATTGACATTCACTTGACAACTTTTCCCTGGACAAACCTACGTAGATATGCTATATTGTATGTGTAGTAAGGAGATTACCCTATGAACGATGACCAACCCACCCCCTTTAACCTGAACATGCACACGGCACGGCTGCTGATGCGTGAGCCCTTTTTCGCGGCGCTGTCTCGGCGGATCGACAAGACCCCGACGACTGCGATCCCGACTGCGGGTGTACGCATTAATCCCGACCGGGCACAGTTTGAAATGCTGTATAACCCTGACTTCATGGCGAGTTTGAGCGACAAGCACCGACTTGCGATCTTGAAGCATGAGTTTTACCATATCATCTTCGAGCATGTAACAGGGCGCAAGCCTTCCGAGGGTATTACGCGACTGGATAACATCGCTATGGACTTGGCCATTAATGGCTTGCCCGATATGAAGACTAACCTTCCGTGTGAGGCAGAGCCAGGACCACCGACCGGATCGGCTGGCGAGGGCATGAAAGCATGCATCCCCGGAGAAGGACCGTTCGCGCACTTGCCTTGCGAGAAGTCTTATGAATGGTACAAGTCTGCGCTTGAAGATATGCAGAAAGAGAAGCCAGAAGGCGAGCCCGGCCAGCCAGGAGAAGGCGAGCCCGGTGAACCCGGCGACGGTGATCCCTTCGGCGGCATGGACTCCCTGGACGACCATGGCGAGTTTGGCGAGGGTCAAGGCACCGCAGACGAGATCGCCAAGGAACGATTGAAGGAAGCAGTAAAGCAGGCAGCAGAGGAAGCAGAAAAGGCTAATAACTGGGGCACCGTTTCAGGTGACACGCGCCGAGACATTATGGATCGGATCGCTACCAAGGTTGACTGGCGCAAGGTGTTGCGTTATTTCGTCAAGACCACCCAACGCTCCGACAAGACCAGTACCCCGAGGAAGCTGAACCGCAGATTTCCACGCATCCACGCTGGAAAGCGTGTGCGTCGGCATGCTCGCATCGCTATCAGTGTTGATCAATCTGGATCGGTGGATGATAAAATGCTTCAAGCCTTCTTTTCCGAGTTGAACAAGTTGGCCGAGATTGCCGAGTTTACTGTTATCCCATTCGATTCAGAAGTGGGCGAGAGTAAGATTTATGTATGGAAGAAGGGAGCGACCCGTAAGACCGAGCGCGTTATGTGCGGCGGGACTTGCTTTAATGCTCCTACCAAGTACGTTAATGAACACGGATTCGATGGACATATTATCCTTACTGACCTGATGGCACCTAAGCCGATTAGAAGTAAGTGCCAACGCATGTGGATGACGACCAAGGCATACGCCGCCCGTCCCTACTTTCAGACTAACGAGCGAATCATCGCAATCGACACTTGATAATAACTTGACATATTCGGGGTAGACAACCTGCCCCGAATATGGTATATTGCTATATACAAACAGGAGATCCCTAACATGGCTCGCACAACCTACGCCGACCGACTGAAAGCCCTTATCGCTAACCCCGCTGTTTCTGCGCGTGACTGCCAGTTTGCAGGCAGTTTGCTTGCCTACTACGTCAAGCGCAAGACCTTGACCGCTGGACGCGCCCGTTGTGTTCGCGAGTTGGAAACCCGCTACAGCGCCGAGGCAGTAGCCGAGCGTGCAGCCCGCACCGCGCCGCTAACTGCCCGATTGCAGGGGCTCACAGCCCGTGTGACCGAGGGCTCATGGGCCGGTGGGTTCGTGGAGTCCCTGACCGAGCAAGTGGCGTCAGGACGCAACCTTAGCCCGCGCCAGATCGAGATCCTGGAAAAGATCGAGAGCGAGCATAGCGACGAGGCTATTAATGCTGCTGCTTCCTGGGATGCTGACTTTTCCGATGATATGCGCGAGCGGTTGACCGTTGTGGCGCGTTACTATCGCACAGAGGGCTACTTTACTAACCTTGTCGAACGTGTACTAACCAACACTGGCGAGCCCACCGCATTTATTCCGACTGAAAAGCAGTATCGGAAGATCACAGAAAACAAGTATGCACAGAAGGTACTGGCGGCCCACTTTGATGCGCCTAAGTACGCCGCTGGCTCGATGGTGCAACTGCGCCCGAGTGCTGGCTATCTGTGTCGCTCCAAGGCTGGCGATAAGCCCTGTGTCGTTATTTCGACCACCGAGCCTATCGTAAGTGCAGCCAGGGGCGCAAAGATGTATCGGATCCTTCCTTTCGGATCTGCCCACGTTATCAAGATTGAGGAGCGTCACATTAAGAAGGCGCGAGGAGTATAAAAATGGCAGCAGTTACAAACAATAAAGTGATCGAGGCATGGCAGAGCGGCAAACCCGCCGCCAACCACACCGGCACACTCAAATGCTACAGTGATGGAACCCTGTATAGCTACGGACTCCACATCGGTCGTCGCACACCTTCAGGAGTGTGCATTGTGGGCGACTACACGGCTCCTGGCGGGGGGTTCAAGTCAGTGACTACCTCCTGCCATGTCGGACGCGCCAAGCGCGTTCCTGGGGTCACTGTGATGCATCCCCTCGTGTGGGTAGATTCCCCGTTGAGCAACGAGGAGATCCCGTTTTAACCGAGAGACAAGCCTATGGGCGATATCATTAACCTGGACGAGTATCGGCAAGACAAACAAGAAGAGGAAGCCGATGCCATTGAGAGCGAACGCAGATATTTGGGACTAACACTTAAAAGTGTGTTAAATCAGATGGCATCTGTGGAGGATCGCGCTGATCGATTAAAGAATCGAGATCAGATCCGAGAAACGCGCCGTGAGATTGAGACAGATAACCCAGACTCATTAAGTGATTCATGGTTTACGCGGATCTTCCGCCGCAACAAAGACGATGCTGACGATTGACACACACTTGACAACCTAAACCTTGACAGTCACCCCGAAAAGTGCTATATTGTATGCATAGAACGGAGAAAACTATGACCACTTTGCCCCTTGAATCCGCCGCATACGCCTGTGAAGGCGTTATCACCGGAGTCGCTATTTTGTCGCAAGTGCTGGAAGTCCAGCGCGTTGCGCCGGAAGACCCGCAAACCCCTGACGCAGTTAATCTGTTGCTGGAAGCGTATGCTATCGCATGCGCGGAATCCGGCGATATCGCGGAGGCTTAGATGACTATTAAAGCTGACCGCGCGGCCGATCTCCCACTCGTGGAATCCATGAGTATTAAAGTTGTGCGCGAAGACCGCAACCCCCGTGACCTGCAACCCAGGGTGGGCGATCTGATTAGCGTTGTCGGGCACGACCCCACACGCCGAACGCAACCGGGACTGATTGGACTTGTCACAGAAATCGGCGGGCATATGACGTGCCCCGATTATGTGATTGCGGTATTCCCGCACCTGGGCGAGACAGTGGTATACGCCGATGAATGGGAAGTGCTTAATGTTTAAAGTCGGTACAATCGTGTCCGTCGTGTCACCGGGGCTGCCCCTTAAAGGGATCGTTGTGAATGACCCGGATACTATATACAACGCAGCCGATGTATCAATGGTGCTGGTTACAACCAGCGGAAGATATCAAGGAAATACATACCCGTTCACCACTCACCAACTGGAGATTATAAGTGAACCAAGTTAAAGTCAACATCCCGCCCGCCCTGTTCACAGCGCCGAGCGGTCAACGCTATGCGGTTGCAGGCTCACAGTGGATTCCTGTGCCCCTGGACACAACCCACGCGACCCTTGACCAGTTTGTGAGCTACTCGCCGCCAGAAGTCCAGCAGGACGACAATAATGGATCGTGGCAAGTGCAAGGATCCAAGGGCAACACTTATACTGTGCGCGTTCGCGCTGGTCAGTGGTTCTGCTCCTGTCCTGGTTTCGGCTTTCGGCGCAAGTGCCGACACATCGAGGAGACAAGAAATGCAAGTCGGTGATCTGGTAGTGTTTAGGGATGACCGGGTGCCTGGAGTGATTGTAGCAGAAAGGCCCGACGAGAAACAGACCAAGGTGCCCCGAATAGGTGTATTGTGGATCGATTGTAATGATGTATCCTGGGAACCAGCCGAATACTTGAGAGTGATAAACGGGACATTAAATGAAAATCGGTGATCTAATAACATGGCAGATTGACTATGACGCAGACCATATAACGGATATCGGCATCGTCACAAAAATAGAGCCTGATCCGTATAGCACCTTCGGGCTGGCCACAGTCGCAACAATCGCATGGTCATGGGGCGAAGAACGCCACCGCACCAGCGGACTACAAGTATTAAGCAAGAATGGAGAACAAAAATGAATATGAATAAAGCATACATCGCATTAGCGGTTGATGTAGCATTGTGGATCACGTTGATGTTTCTAACGTGGCATTATGTAACATGCCCGTTGACGTAAAGGAGAGAAGAATGAAGTATCAAAGAATCGAATGTAAAGACGGCTTTAGTATGAGCGTCCAGGCGAACCAAGGGGCCTATTGCGATCCGCGTGATGACATTGGCCCATATAATAGTGTTGAATGCGGATTCCCAAGCGAGTATGAAGAAATGATTATTGCATACGCAGAAGCAAAGCATGAACCAACAAAAACGGTTTACGGTTGGGTGCCTGTCGGCGTTGTGACCAATGTAATCGCCAAGCATGGCGGCATGATTGCCGGTACTGTGCCCGCTGGAGTGATTGAACTAAGATGGAGCGACGAGAATGATTAAAAATATATTTATTATTGTGTGTATCATCATAGTATGGGAACACAGGTATAATATCATTAAAATGATAGAGGCCATTTGATGTTTCTCTTTGTATGTATCAACCTTGTGTTGGGTGTGTCGTTGTGGCATATAATGGGACAAAGTGGAGAGCGGTGGTATTGATCCGCCAAGTGCTATAGAATATGTATTTATATTGTTTTTATTTGCGTCATGCTTGCGCTGGTTTATGCGGGTGAGACTTTATACCCCATCGCAATACCTGTGTCAACGGGTACGATTTGATACGCCTCCCGCCGCATTACCGTATCAAAACATATACGCGACAGCATGCGGCGGCGATTGAGGGCCGAGAGTAATGAAAAAATGTATTAAAAGATGTATCAACACAGCCAGCGTTGCTGTAGGGTATACGTTTATACTCGCAGCCATTTATGCGACTGCGATTGCCTACATGTATCGGGCAGGTGATGATGACAAGAAACATTAACCTTGGCCGACCTGAGCCAAGCGAGCGCAGCGAGCGATTAATGCGCGAGAGTAATAAAAATATATATATAAAACATATATAAAAGACAAAACTTTAATGCGACAGGAGTACCCCCCTCCCCCCTCCTACCCGGAATCTATGTCGCACTTAATGGATAGATGTATCAGCCGGGCTAGATACGTTCTCGATAGCGCTAAGAAAAATCAGAGATATTGACTTGTTAAAAATGCGCCGGTAAAAATTTCCCAGACCTAGGTACTACAGGATGGAGAAGGTACGACGTCAAAGAAAGCTAGTCAGACGCAATGCAGGGGAATACCAATGTCCCCAGTGTGGATCCAGAGTACATTGGGGCTGCCAAGGATCACGGGGATACGCCTATTGCAGCAAGTCGTCCACCGCCACACGTATATGGTACCCAGGTTCCCCGCTATCGTTTTGTGAGTGGGAAGGCAAATGCAAGCGCAGGCCAGATGGAAGAGTAGAGATATTTTATGTAGAAGAGATATAGCATGCCATTCGACAAGCTATATCTCAAAGTGAAATGCAGTGTTTGCAGTGGTACGCGGCAGCACAATCATGGACACCATGACCCACACGAGCCATACAAGTGGAAGAGGTGCCCGTATTGCGATCCTAACGGTCACGTCGTCATCGAGGCAACCCCTGACCTGATTGCAGAGTTCATCGCCGGCACAGACGATTTAACGCGCCAACGATTGTGGGAGAAGTTGGTCGAGATTCAAACTAAAGAATAGTTAAATGCGTGACCGACGAGATATACGATATCGGAGACTTGGTATATTACAAAGGATTCGAGATATTCGAGCCGCACAAGCGCTACATTGGCGTCATCGTCGGCCACAGTATGTATGCGGCAGGACTAGTGCATTATACAGTGTTTTGGTTCGATTCGTGCTTGACAACGAGTATATATTATGCTAATGTAGAGTTAGTATATGACAAAACTATTTGCAAAAGCTGATTTGGTTAAGTGGTATGATTACTACCAAGATGAAATTGTGCGAGATGCAGGGCTTGGCGTTGTCATAGACGTTAAACATCGGTATATCGGTACTGATTACGAATATACGAGTTATATGGTGTATAAGTTTAAAACGGCCAATAAGCAGAGCTTCCCCTCATTCGACTTGGAAGAAATAATTCCTCCAGTTCCCAAAAGGTAAACTATTTATGAATATGGCTGATGAACAAACTTTGGCGTTACGGAATGTCCGTTATCTTATCCGCGAAGCTTTAACCAAGACCGACAAGGCCGAAATCAAAACCATCGTGCGCAAGGAACTTGAGAGTGAACTTAAGTCCAAGCTCGCGAAGGCTGTTAAAGACGAGGTTACGAAAGCTCTCAAGGATAAGTCCACCAAAGAGGAGATGGGCGAGATCTCCAAGCAGATCATTAAGAAGCTGTATAAGGATCTTTCCTTACACCATCCATATATTATCGACCGAATCAAGGTTTAGGATATAAGGTGCGAGATATTTTTACTGCGTTATATGACAATGCGTCTGTTGGCGCCTTTATTAAGGATCTCACACAACAAAAGAGATCTTTAGGGTATGTGCTTGTGATTGATGATTTAACCAACATGATGCAAGTGCGCTTCCCTAAGACCGGTCGAGACTCTTGGATGGTATGGGGAAATCACGGCCATTACAAGGTTATTAGCTAATAGCCAACTACTTAGGATCATTATGAAACCTCTCTATCTTTTGCTGCCGGCACTTGCGATTAGTCCTGCGCATGCGAAAACTAATTACGTTCAAAGCACTGTTATTGAGCGCGACAAGATTGAAATTGTCTATCTGCCCAACAATACATGCTATATTCGTGCGCCTCAAGGCATTGAGCCTGATGGCTATCGAGATTATGTGCGTGCGTGCATGAATAATCGCCATTTACACATCAAGATCAATAATATTGTCCCTAATTAGGAGACAATGGATGTTGATTTACGTGTCGGCGATATTATTATCGACTTAGTTGAGGGAATTGCGGGAATTTTAATCTCGCGTTATAACCTCGCATCTTGTCCTCCGGAAGATCCCTTAACGTTGTGGGCCTGGGATGTCTATTGGGTCGGTAAAGAAGTGGATGAGAACAGTCGTTTGCAAGCATGGACTGAATATGGTTTAACAAATATTATTAAAGCAGGTACTTTTGTACATTATAAAAATAATTAATATATGCGAAGGTTATCCTTGCGAGAACAAACAAAGCGTGTTATACTATTATTAATACATTGAATAGCCACGGAGGAACTTGTGAATTGGAACGTGTATAAGATATTTAAGAATGGTAAACGTGCGAAAGCGCCAATAACCACTTTTGAATATGATGGGAACGAAATGGAAGCTATAGCACATTTTCGCTTGGAAATTCTGGAAAATTTTAAGGAAAAATATCGCGATTCGAATTATTCCCTTCTCAACGCTGCAAAGCCCCAAGAACGCGAAACTACGGGACAACAAAATGATGAAAACCTGCGCAAACAAACTCTCGTTTTGCGGCGCGCCGCGAAGGAAAAGGGCATAACCTACAAATATAAAACGGTGGGGGGCTTGATTTTTGCCGCGGCAACCAATTGGAATTGGCAATGGTGTGTGTTGGAATACCCTACAAACAACTTTGTGGCTGCACTCTCACCGCCCTTTGAAAACCCCGGGGAGGCCAAAAAGTGGATGGACCGTCAAGTTCGAAATTTGAAATAAAAGAAATAAATATTGGCGATATTATAAGATTTATGAGATATGATCTTCACGCTTATAGTGTCCCCGCCTATGGCATTGTGGTGGATTGCCATAATACCTATCAACTTTATCTCTTTGCGGCCGTGGACGTCTTAGACTTTAAAACTCGTAATGTGTCGACAATCTCTGCGGCCACTGTTGAGGTTATTTCGCATGCGTAAGATAAATTTTAATCATTTGTCCTATGGCGCCATTCTTGTAAATTTGTGGATTTTGTTTGTGGGGAGTTATACAAATGAACCGCCAATACAGCTTCTGGCTATTTTGAATATGATTTTGCTTAGCTTGGGTATTTTATTGAGGACCCCCAAGAAAAAAGGTGACGAATAACCTAGTTATAGCATGCGACACGCGCAAAAGATTGTTATTTTTTGTATGGGTTTCCTGCTAGGCTGCAGCGATTACGAACTGAATCCCAAAGTAGAAGAAGTTCCCGTTGTCGAGGCGCCCAATATTCATGTGACTCCGGCATCCCTTAATTTTGGCCATTTAGATGCCGGAATAGGTGAATCCAAAGCCCAAGTCATCACCATCACAAACGCGGGGAATAAAGATCTTAATTTATCCCATGTCGGTTTAGATGCGACAGACATGGTGTATACAATTACACTCCCCCATATAACGACGTTAGAGCCTGATCAGGCGACTCGCGTGACAGTTACTTATATACCGCGCACGTATGAGACGAACTCTAATAGCGTTCTTATAAGCTCGAATGATCCTGACGAGTCAACTGTCACGGTGCCCATTAATGGTGAGAGTTCGGCGCCGGTAATCGAAATTGATCCGATCTATTATGATTTCGGGACGACTTATATTGGATGCGAAGCTAAAACTGTAGTGGGGATTAAGAACGTCGGGGACTCTGATTTAATAATCTCAGACATTCAATATTACGTTTCGTATCCCCCGGAGCTTTCCATTGAAATCGACACCGCTACGATGGGACCATTTCCATGGACCCTGGAGCCCAACGAAAGTCAGCGTGTTACCATTTATCATGAGCCGTGGGACTTGCAAGAGGACTCGGGTTTTGTAGAAGTACATTCTACCGATCCGGCCACCCCTGTTGCAGTTTCCAATCAAGAAGCTTTTGGAGATTATTATGCATACTCTTCTGATTTTTATGAGCAAGAGGAAGTCGCTAACGCCGACATTCTTTTTGTAATTGACAACTCGTGTTCAATGCACAGTCATCAAACCAATCTTAAAAATAATTTTGCTTCTTTCATTGGCGTCTTCGCGGGATCCGGTGTCGATTATCAAATTGCTTTCATTACAACTGATAATGAGAATTTTGTCGACAATAAAATAGTGCACAGTACGGACCCCGATCCGATTGGGGATGTTACCGCCATTATCGATGGGATCGGCATCAGCGGATACGGACTCGAACGAGGGCTGTGGGAGAGCTATGAAGCGACCCAAGCCGGCGGAGATGCAGCACCGGGTGGCGGCTTTCTTCGCAATGATTCTCGTTTGGTAATTGTATACCTATCTGACGAGCGCGACGGCTCTTCGACTTATTCTTCGATGGTTCCCACTGATTATGCTAATCACCTTTTAACACTTAAATCCTTAGCCGATCAGCTATCAGTGAATGCAGTAGCGGGCGATCACCCTAACGGATGCAGTCCTCCGTATGCACAGCACGGCGCAGGCTATTATGAAGTAGTCCAGCAACTCGGAGGAACCTTTATGTCTATTTGCGCAACAGATTATGGGCTTCAAATGGAAACACTAGCCTCCGATTCTATTTTGCGCAGCGCCTTTGAATTATCCGAGACCCCCATTGAAGGAAGTATCGTCGTCACAGTAGATGGTTATCTTACAAGTGCCTGGACGTATGATGCAACAGAAAATGCAATTTATTTTGATGCAAGTGCTGTTCCCGCTACAGCTAGCGAAATTTATATAGATTATGCGGTTTTGGCCGAATGCCCGCAATGAACCACTAGTTAATATGTCCCAGGACACCAAAAGGAGACACATTAATGAAATTTTTAAGTATAGTACTCGGCTCTTTATTGTTATCGTCAGCACACGCAAATGAAGAAAGTCAGATACAATTCGATCCCTCCCTGAGAACAATAGAAATTAGTTCTCAAATGTCTGACACCGAAGTAAAGGTGCGGAACGCAGCGGTGAGAATCATTACACCGAGAGGTGGACATGGATCCGGATCTCTTATTCAGTATAAGGATCTTCAATTAGTTTTAACAGCACAACATATTGCTGATGAGGTAATTGGTACTTCATATACAGTTGTTCATCGAAATGAAATGAGAGTTGGTATTCTACTATACTCAAACGACAATCACGATATCGCTGTTTTGTGGATCCAAGAACCATGGCCGCGCACGACTAGTCTTAAATGGAATCCAAGTAATGACGTAGCCGCTGTTGGCACCTCCATCACTTATTCCGGATATCCTTCATCTCATAGCTTAATGACATATCGCGGCCGGGTGGCCGGCTATGAACTTGGACCCGATGGCGCCACTCATATTTTACTTCACACTTATGGATATTATGGTTGTTCCGGGTCTGTTATCTATAATGCCGATGGAAAAATTATTGGAATTTTATGGGGGATAGATCGAGGACGACGAGGTGTTCCTATTGAAGATATGATTTGGGTTTCCCCTATACAAAATTTGAATCTAGACTTAGCTTTACGAGGATTGTGTGAAACATTAAGAAATGAACCTCGCGCATGCCGATGAAATATTCTTGGAAAAATTTCCTTAATGAAGAAAAGGAATCAGAAGTAGGAATTGTTGCTTGTCTAGATGATGAGCAACAATTTCTTATTTTAAGGCGCTCGCCTATGGACAACCGCGCCGGGCAATGGACAATGCCCGGGGGTCATATCGATCCTGAAGATGGGTCAGTCGAGGCTGGGGCGCTGCGGGAACTGCGTGAAGAAGCCAACTTGATGTGTAAAGTTACTGATTTAATATACTTGGGCGCCCCCAAAAAAAAGAAGTACTATTTTTTAACACTTAAGTGGTCAGGAGAAGTGAAAATTGACAAACCAAATCCAAAAACTGACGAAATCGAGCACGATGACTACAAATGGGCGACAATTAAAGAGATAAAAGACATAGACGATACTAATATACCGATCTATTTATTGGAGAAAGCTTTAGAGATTCAAAAGGAAGGTGAAGAATGAGGTTTTTAGTACTATTTTTAATGTTCTCGGCCACTGCGATGGCAGATGATACCGAAGAGCCCACATTAGAGCGTCGAGTTGTATACAAACAACGCACAGAAATTGACTTTGAAGGTCTCGAAATCGAGGGAGCACTCGTTCGACCCCAAGGGGCTCTAATTTTAGACAGAACGGCTGGATCTTTTAATCCTCTCATCCGTTTAAGAATGGATTTCGAGCCAGAATTAAACAACTCGGTGAATTTAATTAAATGAAACTTTTAATGGAAAATTGGCGTAAGTTTCTTCATGAAGAACAAGGGCCCCCTTCTGACCTAGAGAAAAAAATAGCTGCTTGGGAGGAAAAAAATGACATTCAAATGAAGAAAATGACGGCTCAAATAGCCGCCAAAGATAAAGAATTCGCTGCCCAAATGGCCGCAAAAGACAAACAAGCAGACGAAGAAATTGCAAAAAAATATAAACAACTTGCAAATATGAATTCTCAATCTGCACTCCAGTTTAAGCAAATGATGGCTCAGATGCAGGCGCAAGTTAATCAACAGCTCACGCAAACTCTCACTCAGACAGCAGATGTCGATGCGGCCGCGGCCCAAGCGCAACAAGTCTTTCAACAAGAATTTCAAAAGATTGATGCTGTTGCCCAAAAACTTACCCAGGGCGCCCCAAAGGTGGGATCGCAAGAAACGGGTGATCCAGCATGTCCTCCCGGCGCAAAATTCAGCGCCGCAACCGGAGAGCCATGTAAGCCCGAAGCAGAAGAATCTGGTTGCCACCCCGGCGCTGTATTTAATGCCGCTACAGGAGAACGATGTTAATGAAACTTTCAAAACAAAAATTAAAGCAGATTATCAAAGAAGAGATCGAAAAGGTAAAATACGGTGACTATGATAAGTGGGATAGTGATCCAAACCTAGATAAAATAGAGCAATTGCTTGGTACTGAACTAGACCTTAAAGGTTTTAAGTTTTATTTATCGACTGATTTTCCGGGGCAGTATCACATCGCCACCAATGGCGAACTAATGGGGCTAGAAAGGAAAATGGGTGTGCGAGCACAGGATGTTGAAGCAATATTACAAGCAAACGGATATGAAACAGATCACGGCCATAAAAGGTTAGTAGCAATTGATCCAAGATATCGAGAAGAGTTATAAATGAAAATCACAAAACGACAACTTAAACAGATTATTAAGGAAGAGCTTGAAGAAGCATATGGCGGCGCTTCAGGCCCATTTCCAGATAGGTACGGTGATGCTCACGAGAAACGGAGACAAGTCACGCCTCGACGCGGCCATCCTATGTATAAAACCGACGATGAACTAAGAGAGATCGGCGCAGATATTGGAAACATATTGGAGCTAGCCGAAAAAGCGATTAGCAATTTGAGCGAAATGCAAGCTCGTTATGGAGAAATGGCTCATATGGGAACTTATGCAACGAGCGTGCAGAAAGCCGCACAAACTTTATCTGATAAATATAGGGGCGCCTTAGATGAGCTAAGCAGATCCACAGAAAAAGGCTGGTATGAATGAAACTTACAAAACAAAAATTAAAGCAGATTATTAAAGAAGAACTCGGCGAGATAATTGCTGAACAAGGCTCTGACGACGCAGGACTAGCTGTTCTAAATCAGATTTTAATGGCCATTAAAAGTGTTGATACAAGCTTAGATTATGTGGCTGCAGCTTTAACAGGTGAAAGTCCCCTGTCTATCTCGGCTATGCAAAAATCGATGGGGCGCTGGGCTTCACCCGGAAAGCGCTACGAGCCTGCTCCGGTTAAAGAAGAGAAAGAATGAAAACTCTTGACGAAGCATTAGAAAATCTCTCGCCTGAAGAGTTGGCTGAATATGAAGAAGCTATTGAACTTTGGATTACTTATGGTGGTGACTAGTGATGAAGATCCGCATCGGAAAAAAGAAACACTCTTGTGGATGTGGCGAAGCTAAGA